GGAGCTGAAGAGGAGCGTGGCCTCCAGGTCGCAGCCGCGCGTCGCGGCGCGATGGGCGCCGAGCGGGTAAAGGTTCCCGATCAGCACGAACTCCTGCTCCCAGGACTGGCTCCAGGAGGCGTGCATCTCCTGGACCGTGGTGACGGCCGTGGTGCCGATCGTCGTGGTGTCGATCTTGACCGTGGTCTTGGCGCCGATGATGTCCTCGTCGCCCTTGGGTACCTGGCCCGCCGTCTTGGCGGCAGGGACGGCGCGCTGCCCGAGCAGATCCATGCTGCAGGTCAGGGCGCCGTTGACGGCCCAGGTCAGGTCGATCTTCTGCCCCAGGCAGTAGGGCACCTGGAAGCTCTGGACATCGTCGCCCACCTCGAGCGTCGCCACGTTCAGATCATCGCTCGCGACCGTTGGGGTGAAGGTGTAGGTATAGACCGTGACGTCCGTCGGCCCGGTCGGGGTGGAGACCTTCGGTGGGCCGCCCGCGCCGAGGCCCTTCCAGAAGAGGCAGCCCCACCAGGAGAGGTCGGTGAAGGTGGGCGCGATCGTGATGCCCGAAAGCTCGACCATGTTGCTGACCGCGAAGTTGCGGTAGGCCCGGATGAGGCTATAGCGCTGCTCGTCGGGGAACTGGCGACCCACGTTCTCCCTCAGCCAGCCCCCGAGGAGAGGCTGGACGGCGGTGCATGGGAGCGCCGTGCCCGGCGTGGTCTCGATCTGGCGCTGCATGCCCGAGAGGGCGATCAATCCACCGGACATGGCGGTCTAGACCTCCGTGGGATCGGAAGGGGCGCCTTCCGGCGCCCCTTGGGGTTGCTGTCCCGCGATCGCGGGTGGCGGGTACCTGGCTGGTGGCTCGCGGGTGAACGCGCCCGATGCGACGAGCATGTCCGCCACCTCGGGGGACACCTCCTGCTCGACCGCGGGGACGGTGTCCATGAACACGTAGGCATGGGGATAGACCCGGACGAGGCCGGGCTTCCTGGAGGGCATCGCGGGCTCCCTATGGGCTGGCTGGGGCAGATCCCTTCGCCCGGTCCATCTGGCGGACCAGGTCCTGCGCGAGGGCGTCCATCAGGGCCTGCTCCTTGCCCTGCGCGGCCTCATGGACGTAGTCGGTGGGCTCGGCGCCGGGGTGCTGGACCTTGCTCGCGAAGCGGCCACCGAAGTAGAGCGCCTCGGCACGCCCGGCGACACCCTTGTTCATCCGTCGGAGGGTGGCATTGCTCGCGCGGACGCCGCCCATGCCCCGGGCCGAGATGACATGTGGCCGGGTGCCCTGGATGACCATGTGGGCGAACCAGAACCGTGGCTTGAAGCTGCGCGCCACGAACTCACCCTGACGGAGCCGGACCTTGCGGCCGGTGATCTTCTGTTTCTTGCTCAGCAGCCCCTTCGTCGGGTACTTGCCGCCGTGCCCGCCGTACTTGTGCGGCGTGTGGGAGGCGATGGCGGGCACGATGACGCCGCGCCCGGTGCGGTCGAAGGTGGTCTGCGTGAGCTTCTCGAGCTGGCCATGCTCGTTGCTGATCGAGTCGATCTGCGCCAGGAGCCGGGCGACACCGGTCGTGTGGAAGCTCGTCGTGATGCCGCTGCTAGGCATCGGGCTGGCCGCACTCCACGGCGGCATCCTTCCCCGGCACGAGGTCGCGCGGGCAGCGACCATGCAGCTTCGGGCAGACGAGGGTCCGCTCATCGAGGACATCGGCGACGAGCTGGCGCCGGCAGTCATGGCAGACGTGCGGGCTCGCGTCCACATCCTCGGCGCCGTCGGCATCGACGGTCACGATCGGGGCGTGCGAGACATCATGGAGGTGCGCGGTCTGCGCCCAGGCCTTCTCGGCCTGGATGACCCGCGCCTGATCAACGGCGGCGTCGTGGATACGGGCGAGGTCGGCGTCGTCGAGGTCCGCGTCCGTCGATAGCTGCTTCACGAGAGCCGAGAGGGCATCGCGGATCAGAGGCTTGTCGATCACGTCATGTCCTCATGGTGGTCAGGATCTCATGGACGTAGACCAGCCAGGCCAGGCCGGCGCCATCGAGGCCGGTATCGGCATATAGCTGCAGCCCGGGCGTCAGGCCCACGAACTTGGACCACGTCACTCCGGAGAGGCCCATCGTGATCGTGCTCCGCCATTCGATCTGCAGCGCCCGCCCGATGGTCGATACGACCGGCTCCGAACGCTTCCTGCCAGCCGGGCGAGCCACCAGCAGCTCGCCCGAGACGCTCAGCGTGTAGGACTCCTGCCATCCGTCCGGCTGTCCCTCCTCATCGAGGGCGTAGGTCACAGGCCCGATCAGGATGTGGGGCAACGGTTCGATCTCGTCGGTATCGGTATCGGCCCGCCGCACGCCTGCCGTCCGCATGGCGGCAGAGAAGCATTTGGTGGCGATGGCCCCGCGGATGTCCTCCCAAGTGGGCGCGCTCATGTGCCCCGCCAGGTCCGGTTCTCGAACTGGTAGGCCATCAGCATCCGATCCTCGCGATCGTTCACGAACACGGCTGGCGTCGGACTGGCCAGCTCGCCCGCGTTGCGGGACTCCCACATGCGCACGACGAGCTTGTCCGCGAGCTTCGCGAGATCAGCAGGGATCGTCGCGTAGCCGAAGGTCCCGACGGCCACCACGTTCTCCATGCCGAGAGGGAAGCTCGACCAGCTCCCCGTCACGAAATCGAGGAACTCGATGTAGGCGTAGGGCATGCCGGGCCGGTGTTCCCAGCCCTTCGGACCGAGACGGACGTCGGTGAGCGTCACCGTCTCAAGGCTTCCGCCGGGCGGCTTGACCTGGAGGCTCGAAAGGCTGCGGATGCCGCCGACGATCCGGAGCCGGGTCCCGCCCAAGGTCGCGTCGCGGCCATCGAACGTCCGCGTGGTGTCGAGGGCCGGCCCGATGAGGACGCCGCAACGGAAGCTCATCCATGCATTCGTCGCGGCCACATAGGCCGGCAACACCGTGTCATCGACCACGTCGGACGCCGGGATGGAGATCTGCGTCTTGATCCGTGTCAGGTCGGTGTAGCCACGCTCGATGCGGCTGACCGTGGCGCCGTTGCTGTGCGCCGCCGCGGTCGTCGAAGCATAGCCGCGGCTGATGGAGGACCAGGAGGTCGTTCCGAGACCACCCGTCACCAGCAGCAACTCCGAGTCGATCTGGACGAGGTCGTCGGCCTCCGCCGACGAGGCGAAGCCCAGGGCATCGCGGACGGCGCAGGTGGTGACCACGCCGTCGGCGATGGCTGCTGAGAGGGTCGTCTGCGGGATCGCCATGGCGACCTCCGGGAGGGCGGGGCTCAGATGTACAGCGTGGCCGTGATGACCATGCCGTTGATGCTCGCGAAGACAAGACGCAGATAGCGCCAGGCCTGATCGGTGAGCAACTGGTAGGTGACGACGGTCGTGGTCGTGATCGTGATCTGCGCCACGGTCAGCGTGGCTGGTGTCGCGACGAGCGCGTAGGCCAGGTTGTAGAAGTGGATCCGGTCGACGGAGCCCTGGATGTCCATCAGGACCGTGGTGCCGGCCGTCGAGTCGACCACGAGCCCGCAGGGGCCGCGGTACATGCCGCGGTCCACGGGCGCCGTGGTCATATTGGTCGTGATGCCGGCGCAGACGGGGATGACACGGGGGCTGGCGCCCACGATCGTCACCGGCACGGTCCCGTCGCTCAGGACGACCTCGCGGTCGGCGGGGTCCACGAGCCGGACCGTGATCGCCTCTGGGTCTTCGGACATGGCAGCCTCCGCGGCTCAGGGCCGACTACTCGTTGGTCTGCTGGACCTCATACCAGGAGAAGCCGTGCGTGAACGTCCATGTCACGAGCGAGGCCACGATGTTGATCGAGAAGCCCGCCGTGGGCGGGATCTCCAAGCGGCCCTCGATGGGGATGGCGATGGCCGTCCCGGGCGTCACGCCGCCGGGATTGCCCACCTTGGAGCCCACGCTGTCGAGAGGGAACCAGCCGTTATCCAGCACGGTCGCGGCCGTGTCCACGATGGCCTTGCCCCCGTAGGACGAGTGGTAGCCATTCATGTTCTTGATGGCAGTGATGTCCGCGGTCGGTGCGGCCATCCCGACCGGATGGACGCAGCCCCAGACGGACCAGTCGGCGATGGCGTCGGTGGACACGAGGTTGAAGGCAAACACGCGGTCGATGACGTAGGTCTTGCCGCCGGCGGCCTCGCCGTTCCAGAGCGTCAGCCCTGCGACGGTGGAGGGCCGGACCACGACCGCGGCGGTGGCGGAGGTATCCATGACCTGCCAGCCGGCCCCGATGCGGGCTAGTTCGGCGTAGGGCGGTAGGTTCTGGGCGACCAACAGGTCGTTCTGCTCATTGGAGGCGACGCCGAAGGCCTGAGCGCCGTTGATGACGCGCCGGAGCGCGGAGAGGACAGCCACTTCGTTCACTCACCTTTCGGGGTGGTAGGTCGGCCCTTCTTGAGGGCCTTGGCGGGCGGTGGGCATGAGGCCGGGGGCTTTCGCCCCGGGGGCTCGGGCGCGGTCCAGCCCTTCGGCGGCCACGCCCGCAGGCGGGTCGTCGTCATCGGCCGATCTGGATGCAGCGGATGTAGTCGATCGTCGCGGTCCGGACGTTGGCCGAGCCCGCGAGGATGGCGAAGGACGGGCACAGCAGCTCGTCATCAGGAACGTTGGCGCCCGATACGAGGCCCAGCGAGACACCGTCAACGAAGAACTCGACGGATGGCGTCGCCGCGAGGCCGTCGTAGTAGAACTCCCAGAGCGTGTAGGCCGACGCGGCGAACACCGACGTCCCCGCCGTATCGGTCTCGGTGCTGTTCTTGGCACAGGTGCCCGTGACCGCCGTGGCGCCATCGACCTTGTCCATGTAGATCGCGTCCGACGGCGAGGTCCCGATCAGGCTCGTGTCGGTGATGGCCAGACCGGCGAAGAGGTCGATCTGGGTCGCCTCTGACGCCTGGAAGCGGACGCCGAAGTAGATGGCCGATGGGGTCGCGACCGGGCCGAACGACTCGCCCGTCGTGATCTGCATGTTGATGCCGTCGTCCTCATTGGAGTCGGTCGTCAGCAGCAGCGCGCCCGCAGCGGTATCGGGACGTGTGACGGTGGACTCGCCGCCGCCCGCCTCGACGAGGGTGACCGTCCAGTTCGATACCGCGTCCGAGGCCACCGCCACATGGGTGAAGTCCTCGAAGACGGAGAACACGTCGGGCCCGATGGCGCTGACGATGCGCTTGGGATGCTTGTCCCAATAGACGAGGTTGCCGGCGACGTACCGGCTGTGGAGTGCGGTCACAGGGTCGCTCCTTCGCGTTCAGAGGGAGGAGCGCCCCGGGCGGGACGGGAGGAACCACCCGGGGCGACCTAGGAGGGTGAGGCTAGACGATGATCGTCGTCGCGATGGCTGGGCGGTAACGCGGCTCGGCGACGGTGAACATGACGCCGCCGACGACCGGGTCGTTGACCGACTCGACCGAGGTGAGCTCGACATAGCCGTAGCCCGACGCGGCGAGCGCGCTGGCCTCGATCTCGATCAGGATGATCTTCGAGCTGCCTGCTGCGCAGGTGAACCCGGTGGAGGCGAACGCCGTCACCGCGCCCTCGGTATCACCCGTGACGATCTCCCGGTAGTGCCCGGCGATGGCACTGCGGGTGGACGGCGTGACGTTGTCGCAGGCGTTGACCGTGAAGACGGTCGCCGCCGTGCCGCCGGTCGCCACGCCGCAGTAGACGATGAAGAGGCCGCGATACCAACCGCTCATGTTGTAGACATCGGATCGCTTCGTGCCATCGAAGACGTCGGCGACAGGGTCGATACCCTTGGCGAAGTGGAGCTGCTCGATGAGCAGGCCGTGGGCCATGACGGGGCTCCTTTCTGCTCCAGGCAGCTATGCGCGGGTGGCTAGGGTGATGAATGGGCTCGTGGTATTGCTGCCCTTGAACGCCGTGGTGGGCGTCGTCTGGTGCGGCTGCCCGTTCACGCGGTAGATCCAGCGGAACGCCTGCTCGTCGGTGAGGAAGGCGACGTGGATGCTCGTGGCGGTCGTGATGCCGCCCTTCTCGATCAGGTCGTAGCGCGACCAGTCGGCAAAGATGACGTCGCCCACGGTGCCGGCTGCGGAGCACTGCTCGATGTCCACGATCGGGCGGCCCAGCAGCGTGCCGTTCGGCGCTCCCACGACATTGTCGCGGAAGAGGGGGAAGCCGCCGGTGCCCACCGACTGGGCCATCCGCCAGATCTGCGGGTACAGCTCGACGTTGATATACCAACTGGCGTTGCCCCGGCTTCGCGGCGCCATGCGGACATACATGTTCTCCGCGTTCTCGGAGTCGAAGGTCGCTGCCGCCTGGCCCGTGTTCTTCGAGACCGACACCGTGCCAGGGGCATTGAGGATGCCGAGCGGCATGCCGCCGCCGGTGCCGCGGATCATCGTGTCGTCCAGGACGAAGCCGAACTCCTCGGTGAATGCCTGGGTCGCGACGGCCTGCAGGGACACCACATCCCGAAGGGATTCTTCGGTGGCGTACCACAGCCCGCCGAGCTTGCCGAGCGTGAGTGTCGAGGGCCGGAACGTCGGCCGCGCGGCGGTGAGGCTCTGGTTCTCGCTCAGCCAGGCGATCGAGATGCCGCCCCAGCGCGAGCTGTTCGCCCGGCTGGACTCGGCCACCTGGTTGTATGTCAGGCCGTTGGCATCGGGGCCGATCGGGATGTGGTTCGCCTTGGCAGCGAGGACGCCCGTGTCGTGGACCATGGACAGCAGCTCGTTCTGCAGGTCCTTCTGGACCAGGAAGCCGCCGTCCGCGCCGATGGCCTCGTTCGAGCCGAGGGCCGCGGCATGGATCTCCGCGAGGCCACGATCGAAGGTGGCGCCGGGCTGGGCGCTCCGGTAGACGGCCAGGAGCTGCTCGCCGAGCGACTTGAATGGGGTGGGGTAGTCATGGGCACTGGCTGGCGCGCCAGAGCCCTCCTCGATGACGACGGCGGGGGCGTCGCGCTCCCATGCCTGGCGCCGTTCCTCCATGCCGATCTGGGCATCGAGGCTGGACATCTGCGCCTCGAGGACGCCGAGGCGGTCCATCTGCTCCTGCGTGTACTCGCCAGCTTCGGCGGCCAGTGCCGCGATGCCGTCGCCCTCTGTCTTGAGCGCAGAGCGCTTCGCCCGGAGGGTGTGGATGAGTGCAGCCACGGGGTTTCTCCTGTGCTGGTTCGGGGGAAGTGGTGGGCAGTGCCGTGCCCCGGCACGCCTTCGGGCGTCCGGGCATGGCGAAGGACCGGATCGCCCGTCGGGGCTCCGGTAGGTCGGTCGGTGGAGCGCCGGGCTTACCCGGCGCGGACTAGAGGCTCAGGGCGCGCCAGCGGGCCGTGCGGTCGCGCAGAACTTTGGCGGCAGCATCAGGATCAGGGGACACGGTCAGGCCCTCGGCCAGCAGGCGCTCGCTGACCACTCGGCCGAGCCATGCCGCATCTGCCTCGGCCTCGAGGTCGTGCCCGGGAGCCTCCGCTCGTGCGCCCATCGGCCTGGCACCGGAGAGGCGGGCGAGCGTATCGGAGTAGGTCGCGATCGAGTCCACCATGCCGCGCTTCTGGGCATCACGGGCGCTGAACACGGCGCCATCGCCGTACTGCTCGCGGACCTGCTGCTGCGTGAGCCCGCGGCCCTTCGCCACGTCGGCGACGAAGAGGCGGTTCGTCTCGTTGACGATGGCCTGTATCTCGGCACGCGCGCCGTCCCCGAGCGGCAGG